GAAACCTGAATTACCTGTTATTGTTGTAGTTCCTGTAATCTTAGCTGTACCACCTATTGATGTGTTACCTGCAATATCTAATGTACTAGCTAATGTAGCAGCACCTGATACTCTTACAGTTCCTAAGAAACCTGAGTTACCTGTTATAGTAGTAGTACCACCTACTTTTAAAGTAGAATTAATAGAAGCTGTACTTTGTAAATGTGTAGCTCCTACTATTGTTGTTGTACCACCTACAAATAAATTACCACCTATTGTTGCATTATTAACAGATATATTTCCTGTTATAACTGCAGGTACATTTGTTAAGTTTGCACCATCTCCAAAGAAAGCTGAAGCACATACTTTTTCAGCAAAGGTTCCATTACCTGCTACTGATAAAGTACTTTGTAAATGTGTAGCTCCTACAACTGTAAGAGTGCTTTTAAGTACTGCTGCTCCTTCAATAGATGTAGCTCCAGATACTCTAACAGTTCCTAAGAAACCTGTATTACCTGTTATAGTTGTTGCACCTAATACTTTAAGTGTACTTCCTAAACTTGTAGCACCTGATACTTTTAATGTTCCACCTACTATAGCATCTGCTACAGATATATTACCTGTAATTGGAATACCTGTAATATTAGTACCATCACCATAGAAAGCTGAAGCACAAACTTTTTCTGAAAAGGTTGCTATACCAGCAACTTTAAGTGTACTACCTAAACTTGTTGCTCCTTTTAAAACTGCTGCTCCTGCTATTGTAGCTGTAGAATTAAAAGTTGCTGCACCATTAACACTTAATGTACTTTGTAAATGTGCAGCTCCTGCAACTGTTACAGTTCCACCAAAATGTGAATTACCACTAACAGATATATCATCATCAAAAGTTACTTTATCACCAAATGTTTTATTAGTTAATGTATCAGTAGTAGATGTACCTACTAATGTAGCAGTACTTACTGGTAATGTTATTGTTATATTACCACTAAAAGAAGAATGTGGAGGAGATTGTAAAGCTGCATAATGTGCATTACCTGATTCACAATATAGTTTTATATTAGATTGTGCACCACCATTTTTAACTTGTATCTCTCCACCAGATACCATTATGTTACCACCTATAGTAACAGTACCACCTATCGTAGCATTGTTTGTAACTATTAAACTAGATACTGAAACATCTCCAGTAAATGTTATGCCTGTTATATTAGATCCATCACCATAATATGCAGAAGCACAAACTTTATTACTAATTTGTAAATCACCTCCAACAGATGCATTACCATCTACACCAAAAGTTCCTGTAGCTTTAACTGCACCAGTAGATATTTGTAATGCAGCATTAGTACCATCACCTGACTGAAGTTGTTGTAAATCATTTGTTAAACCAGTATTAGTACTTACAGCCACTTTAATTAATTGATTATAAGTCTGTGATATTTGTTTACCTGTTAATGTACTCATTTAATGCTCCTATACATTAGCCCAGAATCGTACTGTGCTATCATCCCAATCAAAACTTGCTTGTTGCCATTCTAAATTTCTACCACCATTGTCAGGTCTTGGGTTTTTAATAGTTATATCGTCTCTTACGTCTGGTATTTTATTTTGTGGATGGTTTTTTAAATCAAATGCACCATCAAAACATGTTTGACAAACTAATGTTTTATAACTACTTAATTGCATTACTCTATGTGGATATACAAAACTGCATTGATCACACATAGCCATTGCATTTTTATTACTAGCCATTATTAAATATACCTTAGTTTAGGTTTTATATGTAAGTTTGCTCTTTCTCTATCTTCTTCCATAGCACGAGCTAATTTTTCTTCGTAGTTTTGTTTTAACATACTAATACGATCTGAAGGAATACCAGTTCTTTTCATAGATAAATAATAAGATAATCCACAAGTTAATGCTGGTAAAAATCTTACAGGTGCATCTGCATTCTGATCAAAAGATTTATTTACATCTTGTACTTGTCTAATAGCTTCAATATTTAAAACACCAGTAGAATTATCTGGAGTTGGATATAAATGAATTGTAGGATTATTTAAATTACGTTTAACTGTATATTGAGTAGGTCTACCTGATTGACTCTTATTAGGAATATTATGATATTCTTCAAAAGATATTCTTTCTAAAGCTATATCAGTTCCACTTACACTTGTTGAATAAGTTACTTGTAAAGCATCTGTAACTGAATCAGCTAAAGATACAGTAGCAACATTATCTACAACAGTTACAACAGTAGTAAATGTACACCATAAAAGTACACCTCTATTTTGCCAGTCGCTTAACATTAAGTTAATTGATCTTCTAGCAGAAGCAGGTTCGTGTCCAAGAGTTTGTTCTCCACCAATCATCTCAGTAGCTTCTTGAATTACTTCGTCTATATCTAAATTAAAATTATATGTACCTGATGTTGCCATTATTTAACCTTTATCATAACAAGATGCTACAAGAAGTGAACCACCACTTTTAGCAGCAAATGTTTTTACGTTTGTTGGTTTACCACCTACACCTTGAGCTTTGGATCTTTTTCTTTTTACTGCAGATTTTTTCTGAGACTTTGACATACTTTTTGCTTTTGCTAATGGAACACACTTTGGATACTTACGTTTAGATTTTTTAGTAGATTTTCTACCACAAGGTTGAAACTTACCGTCTTTCTTAGGTGCTCCTATATCTACCCATTTTTCACCTACCCATTCTCTGAGTCCACCACCTTTAGCTTTTTTAACTTTTTTCTTTTTACCACCTGGTTTTATTTTACCACTACATACTGCTGATGCATACATATTAGCATAAGCTGATGGATAAACATCAAACTTTCTTTTAGCTGCAGCTTTTCCTTTTGGACAAAGCTTTGCCATTATTTCATTTTTTTCATTACACTTTTTAAATACTTAGCTTGAGCTGCGTGCATCTTAGATGCTTTATTTAATGCAGTAGTAATTTCTTTTAATTTATCTTTTACTCCTCCACCATCTTTAGCATAGCCCATGTTATTTCTAACTTTAGTTGGTAATTTTTTTAGTCCAGGGTTATTAGGTTTTTTTAACATTTCCATCTCTTTCTTGCTTGTCTTAATCTTGAGTTAGGATTCTTTGCTGCTTTAGGAAACTTCTTCATTTGTCCTGCAGATCTAGCACAATAACTCTTTCTTCTTTTAGCATCTTTACTTCCTGGTTTAGGTGATCCTGTTACAGCAGTCTTTAATTTACTACCAGGATTTTGTTTCCTATATTTTTTTACACCTGCTTCTGTAAGTCCAGCACCTTTTTTAGTAGGTCTTTTTTGACCACCTTTAATAGTCATACCCTTCATATTACTTTTTTTACGAACAGCCATTAGCTTTTATTTTTTTTCTTTAATAAAAAATCCTGCAGCACCTGCTATACCACAACCTATCATAACAAGACTTTGCCATAAGTCGCTAGGAATAGCTACTCCAATCATAGCTAATACTGCTGAAATAGCAGAATAAGAAGATGGTTCTTTAAAACGATACATTAATTCTTGCATATTATATTCCTTTTCTATATTGTTGAGCTACTAATTTTTGCCCATCATTACTTGCTTTAATAACTTTTCCACCACCTGATTTTTCATGTACTTTAAATTTTTTATATACTTCAGGTTTATTAAACATTAAATATATTCTTTGGTCTTCAGATTTAAAAGGCATTAATGACTTGTATATAAACGAGATACTTCATCATTACCATTATGTCCTATCTGTCCACCACCCATACGGTTAACTTTTTTATTAGGATCATATACTTTTCCACCCATAGGTCTTTTCATTTTTTTATTAGGATCATATACTTTTCCACCCATAGGTCTTTTTACTTTAACCATACCACCTGACATAGCTTTTTTTACATTTTTAGAAGTTGTTCCTGGATTATTTTTATTAGCATTAGGTAAAGATTTATAAATCATATTTGCTTTTGATTGTTTCTTTTTATCAATAATATTTCCTAAAGCAGATTCAATATTTCCTTTTGTTGCATTAGGATAATCTTTTTTAAATGCTTGATATAAAGCTGCACCATCTTTATCTTTATTTTCTGTAAGCCATTTACCAAGTCTAATTTTAGCTCTACCTTCTTGACCTTGTAAAGGTCTTGGTTTTTGTTTTTTAGCAACTACTTTCTTTTTAGGTGGAGTAGTTTTTTTAGCTACAGTAACTACTTTCTTTTTAGGTGGAGTAGTTTTTTTAACTACTTCTTTTAATCTTGAAGAACCTGAACCTGCACCACCTGTAGCAGCTTTAGTACTAGCTTTTGTAGCTGGCATAAAAGCCATCATTTTATTTGCAACTTTTACTTTGTTTGGATCTACAAATTTAGCTAAAGAAGATTTTAAATTTGCTTTTGTACCACCTTTTTCTGCAGCAGCTTTTGCTATTTGTTTAGGAGTTGATCCTCCTTTTAACATCTTAGTTATTAATTTTCCATAAAATTTCATTTACTTAACTCCTATATTTGGGACTTCTTTTAATTCAGTTTTAAAAGATTCTCCTTGGGGGTATGTTTCATTAACTACTGCATCTTCTATAGGTCCATGAACATCAGGACCTTTTCGAGCAGCACCGTAGCCTTGTCCTGTAGGTTTACCTGTTATTGATGGTAAATCTGCAGGATACTGTAATAGTGTAATTGGTCCTGGCATTATTTTCTCCTTTTAATTTTAGTTTTCTTCTTTTTCTTTTTTTTAATATTTGGTTTTATAATTTGTTGTCCTATATTAGATCTACTTATTGTCATTATTGAGATCCTTGTATTATAGTATCTGGTCCTCCAACAGGACTTCTTGGAGTTTCCATATCATCTTGTCTAGTTCTTCTAGCTTGATTACGTAACCCATCTATAGAATTTTTATATTGTGCTTCCCATACTTGAGATACTTCCCAATTTTTCATAAAGAAATTTGCTTCAAACATACATCTATAAAATAATGCATTATAACAAAACTCACTATAATAATTTGTTGGAGATGCTGATGTTAAAGATGCAGGTCTTGCAACTGTTTGAATTTCTCCTGTAACAGTAGATGCAGGAGTTGGTACTATATAAATTTGTGTATTATTTTTTCTTGCATAATATCTTGGAGTACCTGTAGATGCACTAGCATATGGAAAATAATCTATTGCATACTCATAAGTTCTTTGTAATAAATTTGTTTTAATATTTGAAACACTTGTTGTATAATTTACATTCCTTATTAATCTAGTACCTGAAGGTATAGACACAATCGGATTACTAGCTGATAATGTAATAGTTGTAAACACATCTAAACCAAAATCATCTAAATCTTTTGTAAGCTGTAGTTCAGCTTTATTTATAAAATAAGGTATTTGATCTAAAAATTCTGTTGAATCATTTTCAGCAGTATTTTTTATATCTGTTACTAAATATGAATACGTTGACATTTACTATCCTATAAATAAAGTCATACTACTTCCAGCATCTGGAGCAGAAACTGAAACAGTACCATTAAACTTAATACCCAATTCTCCAATATAAATGTCTGATGTTCCACTTGCAGGAGATTGAAATTTTATTTTGTCTCCTGTACTATCAGAAAGAGCAAAAGTTCCTGCTGCACTAGAATAAGCATGTAAAGCAACTACTCTAGTTACATTAGTTGTTGTTACTATAACACCTGCTATACCTGCTAAAAATTTTGATGTAATATTTGTTGCCATTTTAAATCCTTAAAAATAAGGAGGATAAATTAATATCCTCCCCATTCTATTAGTAGTTATGCACCAGGGTTTCCGTACCAACCTCTCCAATCAGAAACACCGAAAGAATATCTTTCACGTGCTTTGAATCGAAGGTTGCCAGTATCGAAATCTGGTTCCATTTTTGTTTGTAAAGGTGTTCTAACAAACATTTTTGTACCATTAGGTACATCAGTTTTTACAAACCAAGCTTGAGGATCAGAAAAACGTCTATTAATATAGAAGCCTTCTGGTACCATACCCATGTGACGAGTAGCATTTATTCTATTCGCTAACACACCAACAGTATTAGCTACTGGTGCTGGATAACCTATTGTATTACCTGCAGAATCAACTTGTGCAGTAATATTAGTAGATCCTGGTGATCCTAATACTTGATCAGCAGTTGCCCATAAGTCAGTA